TGCGATTCCAGAAGAAAAACGGTCTTGAAGACCTGAAGAAAGCCAGAAAGAACCTTGACTGGCTTATCGAGGAGATGGAGCATGAGTGAGTACGCTTTGTATCAAGGTGATACGTTCGTGACTTTAGGAACACTTGAGGAAATTAGCGAAGAAACAGGGATAAGTGAAGCGTCAATAAAATATTACTCTTGGAAATCTTATTGGAATAGATATCCGAATGGCAGGAAAGTGATAAAGATCGAGGTAGATGATGAAGAATAGTAAATTTTTTTCAGAACAGATTAGATTATGGAGAATTGGTAAAGGTCTATCTTTAAGAAAAGCTTCAAAGAAATTTGGTATTAGTCCAAGGACATTTTCAAATTGGGAACGAGGTCTGATACCAAGTGATCGTCAGAAAGAACGTTTGTCAAAAGAGTTAGGATTAGACAGAGATGTCTTATTCAAAAAATGTGAGATTGGAAATCTTAATGCGCTTTTGAAAGAAAAACGTTTGGAACAAGGACTTACTCGTACAGAATTAGCGAAGTATTTAGGGTATTCTTCAACAATCATAAGTTATTGGGAGAGAGGTTTGGAAATTTCCGAATGTGAGGCAGAAGACATTTGTCAATTCTTTGGAATCGAGGTGTATGATTGACAGTAGATATTAAACAGAGGTTGAAGGCTTTGCCATATATCGATATAAAAGCTAAGTCGAAACATCAAGAATTGATTAGTTTGCGTTCTAGTATCTTACGAGGGCAGACGTTTGATTCGATGCCTAAAGCTAGAGATAACAAGAATAAGACTGAAGATTTGAATGTATCGATTATCGACCAGTCAGAACAGTTGTACGAGGAAATTAGGTCGATTTATCGTGAACGTGACGAGATGATTCAAGCGATTGAATCTCTTGATGATCCGTTTGAAAACATTGTGATGAGGTTGCTTTATATCAATGGCCTAACGTGGAATGAAGTCGAACGAAAATTAAGATGTAGCCCAGCAACTATCCAAAGAACAAGAGGTAGAGCGTTAGCTAAAATGTCTAAAATGTTTGATAATAACGATAGTAAATGATAGTTCTAATCTGCTAAAATAGTATTATCAGCTGAAGGCGGTAAGCGCACTGATAACTCCTTATATTTTTCATTTTATTTCCGAGGTTTCGGCCTCGTTTTGGCGGTGACAGGCGTAAAGTGATTTTCTCTCCTATGTTTTTCAAGTTTTCGGTTCGATTCCGGACATCGCCGTTAATGACTACACAAAAATAAATCAGAAAATTTATTTCTAATTAACACGCAAGGTAGTAGTCGCCTTGCATTTTAAAGTAAAAGAGGTTTTTAGTGTAGCGGTAACACAACAGTCTCCAAAACTGTTATCGTGGGTTCGATTCCTGCAAAACCTGTGAGAGGTCTTAAAAAGGTCACACATCGTGTGGCTTTTTTGATTTTAAAAAAGTGGTGATGGAAAATGAACGATAAACAGAAACATTTCGCTGATGAGTACATCATCAGCAGAAACGCAACACAATCCGCTATTAAGGTGGGTTACTCAGAGAAAACGGCATATAGCATAGGGCAAAGATTGTTGAAAAATGTTGAGATTTCTGAATACATTAAAAAACGTACTGAAGAACTTTTTGACGAACGTTCGATGTCAATCGCAGAAGCCTTGGCAATCTCTGCTAGTATTGCTAGAGGGGAAACTCAACAAGGGTATTCTAAAAAAACTGTAAAGACTGCTGAAGGTGTTGAAGTATCTGAAACGACTTATGAATTTACTCCGACGATTGAAGAAAGGCAACGCTCTCTGGACCACATATTCAAGGTGAATGGAGCATATTTAGAGAGAAAAGAAATCGAGATGTCTTCGGCTGTTCAATTCGTTGATGATATAGGAGTTAGCGATGAAGCGTAGAATGAGTGAGTTTATCCCAAAGGCTTTTTACTCTATGTGGCGTGCAGCATTCGACCCTAAAATCTTACATGTGGTTGAAAAGGGTGGGCGTGGTTCTGGTAAGTCAAGCGACCTCGGACACACTATCATTCAACTGATTATGCGCTATCCAGTCAATGCGGTGTGTATTCGTAAGACGGACAATACGCTAGAACAATCGGTTTACGAACAATTGAAATGGGCGATTAGTGAGCAAGGGGTTAGTCATTTATTTAAGATTAATAAATCCCCTTTGAAGATAACCTATATCCCAAGAGGGAATTATATTATCTTCCGTGGTGCACAAGATCCAGAGCGTATTAAATCCTTGAAAGACAGTCGCTTTCCATTTGCGATTGGCTGGATTGAGGAGTTAGCTGAGTTTAAAACCGAAGATGAAGTAAAGACAATCACCAACTCCCTTCTACGTGGAGAATTGGCTGATGGTCTTTTTTATAAGTTCTTTTACTCTTACAACCCACCAAAAAGAAAACAGTCTTGGGTAAATAAGAAATACGAGAGTGTCATACAGCCTCCTAATACCCACGTACACCATTCAACTTACTTGGATAACCCATATATATCCCAAGCCTTCATAGAAGAAGCAGAGGCCACGAGAGAGCGTTCTGAGAAGCGTTACCGTTGGGAGTATCTGGGCGAGGCTATCGGTTCGGGTGTAGCACCGTTTGAAAATCTGGTATTCCGTAAGATTACAGATGAGGAGATAGCAAGGTTTGATAATATTCGGCAAGGAAATGACTTTGGATATGCTAACGACCCTCTGGCTTTTGTTCGCTGGCATTACGACAAGAAGAGACGAGTTATCTACGCTATTGATGAGATTTACGGCGTGAAGATTAGCAACCGTGAATTGGCTGAAAGAATTCGTGAGAAAGGCTATCAATCTCAGATGATAACCTGTGATAGCGCAGAACCTAAGTCGATTGATGAGTTAAAATTGCAGCTGAATATTCCGCTTGTTCAAGGCGCTAAGAAAGGCCCTGATAGTCGCGAGTATGGAGAACGCTGGTTGGATGATTTGGATGCAATTGTGATAGATCCAGAACGCACACCAAACATTGCAAGAGAGTTCGAAAGCGCCGACTATGCAGTTGACCGTGATGGGAATCCCAAGCCCAAACTAGAAGAAGTAAACGACCACACAATCGACGCTACAAGATATGCGTTTGAAGACGATATGAGACAGCCAGGAATATCATTCTGGTAGGAGAAGGAGAAATGTTGAGTAATTGGTTTAAATGGTTAATCAAGCGGTTATTGATTAAGAATACAACTCAAAATGAAATACTAGAGATCGAGATAAGAGAACACCAGAATTCTGAGAAAGTAAGCACGATGAAAGAGGCTTACAACTACTATCGAAACCGAACGGATATTCGAAATAAGAAGGTAGATGTGGACTGGCGGACGAACTCAAGGATTGAATTGGGTTTGTTCAAGAAGTTGGTAGACCAGAAGGTCGGTTATTTATTTTCTAAACAACCGACAATCTCTCTTGAAGGAGAAAAATCACAAGATTTCCTAGATAGTGTGTTTGACGAGGAACTTTTATCTACGATTAAGTCACTCGGTAAGGAAGCAGTGATGAAAGGAATAGCTTACGGCTTGCCTTATTACGACGAGAATGGTCGTCTACGCTTGTTTAAAATCCCAAGTGAACAGATTATCCCTTTTTGGAAAGACGAGCGTCATTTAGAACTATCTGCCTTTGTGCGTGTCTATAATCAAGCGGTCTACGAAAGCGGAGTGAAGAAGACTAAAACTTTTGTAGAATACTACGATGAACAAGGAATTACAGATTATATCTGGACAGGTTCACACCTTGAACTCAATCCGCTATCCAAGGAGACAAAGGGGAATTTTTATTATGTCAATGCAGACGGTACACGGATTCCTTATACTTGGGAGAAAGTCCCTCTGATTCCATTCCGCTACAACGAGTATGAGGACGGTCTTTTAGTCCAAACCAAGTCTCTGATTGATAATATTCAACTTCAAATGTCTACTAACGCAGATATGTTGGCAGATATGCCGAAGTTGATTTATGTTTTGAAAAACTATCAGGGTGCAGACTTGGGCGAGTTCATGAATAATCTGAATAAGTTCCGCTCTATCAAGGTTTCTAGTGATGGTGGTGTAGATACCCTACAAGCAGATAATGATACTAGCGGAGTTGAAGCAGATATCGAACGCTCTCGTAAGTTCTTGTATGAGGCTGCAAGAGCCATTGATACCCAAGATGATAATCTAGGCAATGCAAGTGGCCAAGCTCTTAAATGGCGCTATACAGACCTTGATTTGGACTGTAATGAGCTAGAAAATGAGTTCCAAAAAGGTATCAAGCAATTCCTTTGGTTTGTAGAACAGTATGCAGCTAACAAAGGAGTAGCGTTTGATTCATCTAAATTTACTTATGTCTTTAACCGTGACATCATTTCAAATGAGTCTGAAGCTATTCAAGATTGTGTAAACTCAATCGGCATCTTAGACGATCTAAGCATTCGTGAACAACATCCATGGTATCAACCAGAGGTTGAGAAACGATTGAAAGAACAACAGGAACAAGGACAAGATCCATACTCTCAGACCAATTTCAAAAAGGTAGAGGATGACCATGACAACCAAGGACAAGAAAAAGATAGATGAGTACTGGACTGAGCGTGCTTTACAACAGGAACAAAACGCTCAGATAGTTGCTGATAGGTATATGGCCCAGATTGGCCAATCCTTAGCAGATTATAAACACCAGCTGGTTTCTGAGATCGAGAAGTTCTATGCCAGGTATGCAGTTGATAATAAAATGACTCACGCAGAGGCCAAGCAATATCTTACAGATAAAGAGCGTAGAGAGTTCAAGAATGTAACTCTTGAAAGATTCCGTGAGATGGCTTTAAATCCTGACACACCGACACCACTGTTGGACGCCTTGGGCTATCGCCATCGTATCAGTCGCAAGGAGGCTTTGCTTGCCGAAATTGAGCGCCTAACAGCTGAACTATATGGAAAGCCAGACGGCATACATGACAAGGTCACAGAGGCTCTGAGTGACGTCTACATCAAAGGTAAAATCCATCAAGCTAAGAACTTGGCACATTTTGGAATCATCGAGAAACCAATATTAGGTGTAGATGCAGTTGAGCATAAGATGGCTAGTAACTGGAGTGGTAAAACATTCTCAACAAATGTGTGGGGGCATGATGAAGCTGTTTATAAATCTATCAGTGATACAATCAATAAAGGCCTAACAGGTGGCTGGTCTATTGATAGAATGGCTAGGGCTCTTTCTGAACGTACAGGAGTTGCCTATCATAGGGCTGATACGCTTGTCAGAACAGAGACGACCTTTTATAATAACCTCGCGACGCTAGATACTATCAAGGAATTAGGTGGCGACCATTACGAAATCGTAGCGGTATTAGACAGTCGTACAAGTGAGATATGCAGGTTAGAAAATCACGAGGTTCATTCTGTTAAAGAATATGAACCAGGTCGAACCGCACCTCCATTCCATGTCCGTTGCCGTTCTACTATCAGGCCTGCAGTTAAGTCTGATAAACCTAGTCCTTACTTTGATATCTTGCAAAACGATGGCTCAGTAAAACTAGCCACTGAGCAACGTTCTCTGGACGAAATTTTTGCAGGATGGGAGCGTGAAGGGGAAGCTGTCAAAGAAAAACTGTTTGCGAAAGACTATAAGGAAGATACGAAAGCTACGGATAAATTCTCTGAAGGATTAGATACAAAGATAAAAACTTTAGCAAATTTCTCTAATAATTCTAGAAAATGGTATAATGATTACGTAGAGAAAACTTTGTCTATTGAAGATATTGAAAATGTTAGCGAAAAATTAAAAGAAGTTTTCGCTAATAGCAGTTATGCTATGCGTTTCAAATCTGAAAATATAGATAAATTGATAGATTCAAGTAGATTTTTGAACCAGTTTGAAACTGGAACAAGCGGTGGTACTGTAAATGCGAAGTATCGTCGTCAAGCAAATGAACAACTTTTTGGTTTGCAAGGTAAAAGGCTGAAAAAACCTGAATTTGAAAAGTATGGCTACTTTGGAAATAAAGATCCTTATGAGGATTTTATCTATAATCTAAAAGCCTACGCTGGTGTTGAACAGTATGGTGATATTATCGTTCATTTTTCAAAAGAGAAAATAGCTGATAGAACAACCTTTACAATAAACAATAGTTTGGGTCCAGCCGCTTTCAAAGACCTTGTTGCTGACAATCCTAACAAACCTCGTCTTGTAGGAATCGATAAAGATTATCTGGAAGATTATACTTCTATCTTGAAAAACACGAATATAGGCACTCCAGAAAAAGTAAGTAAATCATTAGGAATAAGATATGTTGAAGCTCAATATCATGGAGAAGTTCTCTTATCTGATGTTTCTAGCATGTATTTTACAGACAGCAAGCCAACAAATAAACAAGCGGAAGCACTGAAAAAAATCGGAATAAAATTATTTATGAGAGAAGGTGATAGATTTGTTCGAATTAAATAATATAATCGGGTTAGATATTGCAAGGAAAAATGTGCTAGTAACCTTAGTGGACGGACGTTGCGCTTTGGTTGATTTGAAAAGAAGGGTTTTTGTTGTTGAAATCTTGTTAGATTCTTTTTACAAATGGATGGAATTTCCTAATTCTCCAAGTGAGGACGATATAGATACTGTAAGAGAAATACTGCAACATCCGGAAAATGTAGGTTATGGCCCTTTAGCTGAAAAATACATGTTGAATCCTAAAGTAAAAAGCGATTTCGACAAAATGAAAAAAGAAGCTGGATATAATTACTAAGAGCACCTAGAGAAATCTGGCTCTTTGTCAACTGTAGTGGGTTGAAGAAAAGCTAAGATCGAGAAAGGACACATTTCGTCCTTTCTTTTTTGATATTGAGAGCGATAAAAATCCGTTTTTTGAAGTTTTCAAAGTTCCGAAAACCAAAGGCATTTCGCTTGATAAGTTTGATGAGATTATTGGTCGCTTCCAATTTGGCGTTGGAATAGGGTAGTTGAAGGGCGTTGACAATCTTTTCTTTATCCTTGAGGAAGGTTTTAAAGACAGTCTGAAAAAGAGG